AATGGAAATACAACAAATTAATATTACAGAAATAAAAGAATATGAAAAAAATGCAAAAAAACATGATACAAGACAAATTAACAATGTCATGGAGAGCATCAAGGAATTCGGAATGGTCCAACCAATTGTTATTGATGATAATAATACAATTAACAAAGATGATGTTTATGTAATTAGAGATGGCAAAAAAATAAAATATAAGGATTTAAAAGCATAACGGAATGATCACTTTATCTGAAAAACAAATTGAATATATCGATAATGCAAATAAAACTTGGAATTGGAAAGTAGGAGCTGTAAGATCAGGAAAATCATTCGTAGATATTGCAGCAGTAATACCACAAAGATTAATAGAAAGAGAAAATAAAAGAGGATTAAAAGTTATAATTGGCGTGTCAAAATCGACAATTGAAAGAAATGTATTACAGCCAATGCGTGAAATATATGGTCCATCTAGAATATCAACAATAAATAATGCTAATATTGCACGATTATTTGGATGTGAAGTATATTGCATTGGCGCAGAAAAAAGCTCTCAAGTTAAGAAAATACAAGGATCATCAATCGCATATTGCTATGGAGATGAAGTCGCAAAATGGGCAGAAGACGTATTTATAATGCTACAATCAAGATTAGACAAAGAATATTCTTGCTTTGACGGGACACTTAATCCGGAATCTCCTTACCATTGGCTAAAACAAATATTAGATGATGATTTATCAGATCAATACATACAGGAATATACAATAGATGATAATCCATTTTTAAGTAAAAATTTTATACAAAATTTAAAAAATAGTTATGCAGGAACAGTATTTTATGACAGATTAATTTTAGGAAAATGGGCATTAGCAGAAGGTTTAATTTATCAAAATTACAAAAACGTTTTATGTGAATTGCCAAAAGAAATTTGTATACAAAATATTAGAAATTATAAAATATCTGATTTTTGTTTATCGATTGATTATGGCACACTCAATGCATTTGCAGCAATATTATGGTACAAATTCAATGAAACGTGGTATGCAATTGATGGCTATTATTACTCAGGACGTACTGAGGGTATACAAAAAACAGATAATGATTATTTAAAAGATATTTTAGATTTTATTGCACCAATTTATGTACATAAAAATTTATTAGATGATGGGAAAATAGAAGTAATAATTGACCCATCTGCAGCATCTTTTATTACCGCATTGAAAAAAGCAGGAAAATTCAAGGTTAAAAAAGCAAATAATGATGTATCAGATGGTATACGTGACACAGCAGTAGCAATCAAATTGAATTTGATAAAAGTTAATAAAAATTTAAAACAATGGGAAGATGAAATTAAAGGTTACAGATGGAAGATTGATGGGAAAGAAAAAGAAGAAAATGCCAAAGAAGAACCTTTAAAAATCAATGACCATTACATGGATGCAACAAGATATTTTGTTAAAACCAAAAAAATATCTGAAAAATATACAAAAATGCAATTTAGAGATAATAATGACAATAGACTTTTACAAATATTTTAAAATTTAGGAGGTAAAAAATGCTAACGTACCAAGATTTTATGAAAGTAAAAGAAAAAAATAATTTAGATAGCCTTTATGATTTTATACAGAAAGCAATAAGTGAACATAAAAGTTCTGAAATGTACAAAATCGCACTTGATGCTTCAAATTATGACAGACAGCAAAATACAACCATAATGAATTATGTGAAATATATATACAATACATTAGGATTAAAATCAATCGATACAATCGCAAGCAATAATAAGTTATGTTCTAATTTTTTTCATAGATTGAACACTCAGAGATGTTTATATTCCTTAGGAAATGGAGTATCATTTAATGAAAATAAGACAAAAGAATTATTGGGAAAAACTTTTGATAATTCTATAAAAGATTGTGCTTATAAATCCTTAATACATGGTTTATCTTTTGGATTTTGGGATTTTGATAAATTAACAATTTTTAGCTTGCTTGAATTTGTACCACTTTGGGATGAAGAAACATCAAATTTAAGAGCAGGAATAAGATTTTGGCAAATTGATGATAACAAACCATTATACATTAGATTATTTGAAGAGGATGGATATACAAAATTTATAAAAGAAAAAGGAAAAAACATACAAGAACAAGAAACAAAAAAACCATATTTAAAAATAGTAAAAAGTACAGAAATCGGAGGAATAGAAGGAATTGAATATAAAAATTATAATAATTTCCCAATTATTCCAATGTGGTCAAATTCATTAAGACAATCTACTTTAGTGGGCATGAAAGGTAAAATTGATGCTTATGATTTGATTAGAAGTGGATTTGCAAATGATCTAGAAGATTGTGCTGAAATCTATTGGCTGATTAACAATGCAAGTGGCATGGATGATGTTGATATTGCCAAATTTAGATCAAAATTAAAATTACGACATATCGGAATTGTTGATGACGAGAATTCCTCTGTTACTCCTTATACACAAGATATACCTGTTACAGCTAGAATGGAATTTTTGAGAATTATTAAAGAAGGCTTATATGAAGATTTTGGAGGACTTGATGTACATACAATCCAAGCAAGTTCTACAAATGATCATATAGAAGCAGCATATCAGCCATTAGATGAAGAAGCAGATGATTTTGAATTACAAATAATAAAATTTATTGATAATTTATTAAATATCTTAGGCATAAATGACAGTGCTATTTTTAAAAGAAACAGAATATCAAATCAAAAAGAGCAAACAGAAATGGTATTATCCGCATCAGAATATTTAGATGATGAAACAATTTTATTAAAATTACCATTTATATCAGTTGATGAAGTACAAGAAATTTTGCTAAAGAAAGATAAAGAAGCTGAATTGAAATACAATGAATTTACTGATACTAATGATAATGATGATATAAATTTGTTAGATGATAATAACAATAATGCAGCAGAAGAAGGTTAAGAATGCATAAAAAGAAAGATTATTCTGATGAATTTTTAGATTTTAAAGAAAAAGAAATTTATAAAGAATTGCATTCTTTATATCAAGAATGCCAAAAAGAAATCGATGCAGAATTAAATCATTTTTTTGGAAGATTTGATGCTAAAAATAAAAAATGGCTCAATAAATTAAAAAATGGCGAAATTACAGAAGCTGAATATAAAAGATGGATTGAAGGTCAGATATTTCAAGGCAAGATGTGGGCAATGCGAAAAGAAATTCTTGCAAATCAATTATATGATTTTAATAAAACAGCATATGAAATTATAAATGAAAGTTATCCTGATATTTTTATAAATGAATTCAATTACATGGCTTATTTATTAGAACATAAAGAAAAAATGGATTTAACTTTTATGATTTATGATCCAGAAGTGGTTAGAAAATTAATTGTGGAAGATGCTGAAATCATGCCTTACAAAAAGCTTGATAAAGCAAAAGATATTCGATGGAATTTTAAAAATATAAAACGAGAAGTTGCAAAAGCTGTAATAAAAGGCAGTTCAGTTCAAGAATTAGCAAAAGTTTTAGCAAAAGAAGTAACAAATCGAAATGAAAAACAGATGCAGATGCATGCAAGAACCGCTTTAAATGCTGCAAGAAATCAGGGAAGATTGAAAAGAATTGAAGATGGATTAAAAATGGGATTGAATATTTATAAAGAATGGTCTGCAACTTTAGATCATAGAACAAGAATTGCACATGCTTATTTGGATGGAAAAAAGGTTCCATTTGATAAGCCTTTTGAAATTGAAGGAATGAAAATTAGATATCCGCATGATCCACATGCTCATCCATCACTTGTCTGGAATTGCAGATGTACTCTCGAAGGCGATATAAAAGGATATCCTGATACATTTAATATCCGTAGAGATAATGAAGAAGGCAAGATTATTTCAAAAATGAATTATGCGGAATGGTACAAATGGAAAACCGGTAAACCATTGCCAAAATATAAAAAACCAAAAAAGAAAATAAAGAGGTGATTTTATGAGCGAAAATTTTAGAATCACAAGAAATAATATACCTGAAATTCAATCAAAAATAAAAGATGCAACTAGACGAGGATATTATGCAATAGGTGTTAGAGCTGTAAGGAATATAGGTTATTTAACACCTGTTGATACAGGAAATTTGAAATCATCTTTTACATTTCAAGCACATGATGATCATGTTATAATAGGAACAGATGTTCGATATGCTATTTTTCAAGAAATGGGAACAATTAAAATGCAGGCTGCCAATCGTGGAAAAGGTTATTTCAGGATTGCACTTCGTGAGAGCATGCCAGATTTTGAGGGAATTATGGAACAAGAATTAAGAAATATATAGACTTGCAAAACTTTTTAAATATTTTATAATAAAAATAGATACAAAAAGTTAAATTGTATCAACAATTCCGGTAGAAAAGAAAATCTACAAAGAAAAGGAGTTTAGCAATGGCATTAACTAGAGCAATGTTAAAAAGCATGAATTTATCTGATGAACAAATTAATACAATTATTGAGGAGCATACATCAATAAAAGATAATCTTAAAAATCAAATTTCAGATTTACAAGAAAAAGTAAATGATTATGATGAAATCAAACAAAAATATGAAGATTTATCAAATGATGTAAAACAAAATAATTGGAAAGATAAATTTGATGAAGCAAAACAACAATTAGAAGATTACAAAAATGAAATAAAAAATGAAAAACAGACATTGAAAAAGAAAGAATTATACAAAGAATTATTAAAAGAAAGTGGAATTAATGATAAACAAATATCGTCTATTCTTGAAGTTACAAAGTTTGATGATATTAATATTGATGCAAATAATAAATTAGAAAATGTTGAAGAATTAACAAATGAAATCAAATCAAAATGGGATGGCTTTATTGTGAAATCTGCGGTAACAGGAATCAATACAGAGAACCCACCTACAAATAATGGTGGAACATCAAAAGAAGAAATAATGAAAATTAAAGATCCTGTTGAAAGACAGCAAGAAATCGCAAAGCATCTTGAATTATTTAATTAAAAGAAGGGATGAATACATATGCCTGCAAAACAAGGATTAACTGTTGTCAGTGATATTGATGTACAAGCACGAGAAATAGATTTCGTCACACGATTTGCTAGCAATTGGGATGCTTTAAAAAATATTTTAGGCATTATGCGACCAATTGAAAAAAGCACAGGAACAACTTTAAGAGCATACACAACACAAGCAAAAAGTGGATTAGCAACATCACCTGCAGAAGGTGAAGAAATTCCTTATACAGAATTTGAAATTACTGAAACATTAAAAGAAGATTTAACAATAGAAAAATATTCAAAAGCAACATCCATTGAAGCAGTAAACAAATATGGTGCGGATGTGGCAATCCAAAAGACAGATGATCAATTTTTAATTGAATTACAGAATAAAGTTTTAAATGAATTCTACGATTTTATTAAAACAGGAACTTTAACAGGATCAGAAACAACATTTCAGATGGCTTTAGCAATGGCTAGAGGTAAAGTAATTGATAAATTTAATAAATTAAGCAAAAACGTTTCTGAAATTGTTGGATTTGTAAATGTTTTAGATGTATTCCAATATTTAGGTTCAGCAAATATTACAATTCAAACACAGTTTGGTTTGCAATATGTTAAAGATTTCATGGGATATAACACATTATTCTTACTTTCAGAACCAAATATTTTAAGAGGAACTGTAATTGCTACCGCTGTAGAAAATATTGATTTATATTACATCAATCCATCAAATAGTGATTTTGCAAAATTAGGCTTAGTTTACAGAACAGATGGAGAAACCAATTTAATCGGATTCCATGCAAATGGAAATTATGGAACAGCAGTTGGTGAAGTATTTGCATTGATGGGCATGAAATTGTGGGCAGAATATCTAGATGCAATTGCTGTAATTACATTTGGAAGTTCACCAGAGCCACCACTAGAGCCATCAATTACATTAGATAAATCAACCGCAGCTGTTGATGTCGGTTCTACTGTAACAATTACTGCAACAACAGTTCCAACGGATGCGGAAGTAACATGGACATCTTCTGATACAACAGTTGCAACAGTTTCTGATGGAGTTGTTACAGGAGTTGCAAATGGAGATGCGACAATTACAGCAACAAATTCAACAGCATCAGCAACTTGCTCAGTTGTTGTTGGAACAGGAGCATAAAACATGTACAAAGTTGTAAAATTATTTACTGATTTACAAGATAATAATCATAAATATCAAGTCGGGGATGAATATCCTCGACTTGGATTGAAACCTTCACTTGCAAGGATTCGAGAATTATCTAGTAATGAAAACCGACAAAAAACAATATTAATAAAAGAAGTTAATGAATTTGAAGAAGAAAACATAAAAGATGAATCATTAGCTGAAGCTTCAAAACAAAAAAGAAAAAGTAAGAGCAAGAGCAAAAGTAGGAGATAAAAAGTGGAATATAAACTAAAAGAAGTTTTGGATTATATTCATAATTATTTCAATTATGATTTATATAGTGGCGAGATACAAATTATAGATCATCAATTAGATAATTCCAAGATAGAATTATTTGATGGGCAATATTACATGATAAAAGGTAGCATGTACAATGACGGTATATGGAAATATGAAGAATCTGTAAATTTAGAAAAAGATACTGATTTATTAAAAGATGAGATATTCCAAGGGGATATAATATATCTTAGGATTCCCAAAGACGTATTAAAAACAGTTGAAGAAATTATTGCATGGGAAACTGAAAACCAAGATGCTATAATTGGCATATTTCAATCAGAATCTTTTGGCGGATATTCTTATACCTTAAAAAATAGCTCATCTAATAAAAATGCATTATCGTGGAAAGATTTTTTTGGAAAAAAATTAGATGTTTACAGAAAGTTAGGATAAACAAAACATTATGAATTTACTACAAGAATCAATGGAAGAATGCACTATGCAAGATAAAATATCTGTAGAAGATGGCTACGGAGGATTTTATACCGTATATCAAAATGGTGCAGGATTTAATGCAGCAGTAGTATTAGATAATTCCATGCAATCAAGGATTGCCGAAAAGGAAGGAGTAACAGCATTATATACTGTTACAACTGAAAAGAATATTAATTTACAATTTCATGATATTTTTAAAAGAAATTCAGATCAAAAAATATTTAGAATACTTTCGGATGGAGATGATAAAAAAACTCCAAGCAGTGCAGCATTAAATATGCGACAAGTATCAGCAGAAGAATGGGTGATACCGGATGAATAAAACACAAGCTTTACATCAATTTTGGAATAGCTTTGGCTTAAAAGCATATGAAGAAAGTTCTGTACCTGATGAAGCAAATTACCCATATATAACATATACAAATGAAATGGATAGCATAGATAATGTATGCATGCTTATAGGAAATTTATGGTATAGAACAGATTCATGGAAACCAATAATTGATAAGTCAGAAGAAATCGCAAAATATGTTAAAGAACATGGCTTTGTAACAATTCCATTTGATGATGGATATTTATATATAACAGGAGGAAATCCTTTTGCTCAAACAATGGATGAACCTTCTGATTATAAAGTTAAAAGAATATTTATAAATATTACAGTAGAATATCTTTGTAAATATTGACAAAGGAGAAGATAACATGGGTAAATTTACCGTAATTCCACAAGATACATTCAATAATTTACAACTTGATGCAGGAGTATTGCTTAGAAGATTTAACCCTGATGAACCTGTTGCACCACTTGATGCCGATATAATTTGTGCTACAACAGGTGGAATCCAAGCATCATGCGTTCCTAGTTTCAGTGATCAAGGAGAAGACATAGATAATGTACCGCTTAACATGAAGGAGCTCAAACATTTAGATTCATGGGAATGTAAATTATCTACAACTTCTTTAGGTACTAAGCCGGAATTAATAAAACTTGCACTCGGTTGTGCAGATATCGATTCAAACAATAGTTCTAAAATTGTACCAAGAGCAGATTTATTACAAACAGATTTTGCCGATTTATGGTGGGTTGGCGACCGAGCAGATGGTGGTTTAGTCGCAATCAAATTAAAAAATGCTTTATCAACAGCAGGTTTTTCAATTCAGACAACAAAAAATGGCAAAGGACAAATTGCTATTGAATTAACAGGACATGTATCAATTAATGCTCAAAAAGAAGTTCCAATGGAATTTTATTCTGCAGATGCAGATTCTACAAATTATCATAGAATCACACAGAATTTATATCATGTTACATCATCAATTAGTGCAGTAAATATTGAAGATGCAACAGCTTTAGAAGGAACTTTAACAGCAGTAGATCAATATGAAATCGCTAATGTTACAATTTTAATGGGCGAAAATGATATTACATCTACAGCTTATAATAAAGAATCAAATCAAATTACAATTAGTTCTGTTACAGATGATGTTACTATCATTGCCACAGCAACTTATATTGGAGCATAAATAAAATAAACAATAAAAATTTAAAAGGAGCAATTTATTATGAAAATTTCAAATTTACGTGGTGAAGATGCTATTGATAAGATGGCAGATTTAATTGAACCTATTACAATAATTGCATCAGACAAAGAATTTGAAAAGCTTTACAATTCTAAACCTTTAATTTTTGCAGTAAAACATTGCTTAAAAAATCATAAGCATGAAGTTTTGGAAATTCTAGCAATTATAAATTGTGAAGAACCTGACAATTTTAACCCTAAATTTTGGGAACTTCCAAAAATGGTGCTAGAAGTATTAGCAGATGAGGAGGTAAGAAGCCTTTTTACATTTCAGCAAATGCAGAATTCAAACGACACTTCATTTGCTGCTGTGGAACTTACCAAGGAAAAAGAAACAATGTAAGAGCATTCATGCGGTATGTCATAGAAAGTTACAAAACAGAAATTTCTACAATGGCATACCGCTTTTATATTACAGATTGCTTAAAAGCATTAGGTCGTTTTGAGAATGAAAGATATTATGATATCCATAATTCTATTATTAATGCAGATAAAATAAATAATATCAACCCAGAAGAAGAAAGTAACAAAATAATTAGTAATATAAAAGATAAATTAACAAGAATGAGGTGATGTAAATGGCGACAGCTTTTGAAATGGCAGCTATTTTACGTTTAGACAAATCTCAATTTGACAGGGAATTAAATGGGGCAGAAAATTCCGCTGAAAGTGGTGGAAGTAAAATAGGCAATATTTTCTCCAAATTAGGAACTGTTGGAAAAGTTGGACTTGCAGCCTTAGGTGCATCATTTGCAGCAGTATCAGCAGCAGTAACAAAATCAATTAAAGAATATGCAGATTATGAACAATTGTGGGGTGGTGTTCAGAAATTATACGGAACAGCCGGCAAATCAATTGAAGAATATGCAAAATCTGTTGGAAAATCTGTTGATGATGTTAGAGGAGAATATGGGAACCTTGAAAAAGCTCAAAATTTGATGCTAACGCAAGCAAATAATGCTTACAAAACAGCAGGAGTATCTGCAAATCAATACATGGAACAAGCAACATCATTCAGTGCGGCACTGATTAATTCTCTGAATGGAGATACAGTAAAAGCTGCACAACAAACTGATGTAGCGATGCGTGCAATATCTGACAACTTTAACACTTTTGGTGGAGATATTGACACAATATCTTACAGTTTCCAAGGATTTGCCAAACAAAATTACACGATAGGTCTAATGTCCGTTGCATAAGTAATTATGCAATGAATGGGTGTGAACCTTGCTAGGGGTGTGATAGATTTTATCTATTGCTAACAGGGGAAGCCTAAACAGATATATAAATATTTGCATGGTTATCCTGTGCTAAGCCTTCATAAATTGAAGGAAAGTGCAACGACTATTAGTTTGTTACTAAGTACATTATCTATTAGCACGATAATGGAAGTGCACCCTAACCAAATTAATAACCAAATAATCCATATTGATATATGAAATGTAACTTGATATACTAGACAAAAAACAAGGAGATATCAATATGAATTGGAAAAAAATCAAAAATAAAGAAAACTATTCTGTTAATGAAAAAGGACAAATAAAAAATGATAAAACAAATAGAATTTTAAAACCACATAAAGGAACATCTGGATATTATCAAATTATGTTAGGCAGAAAAACTTCACCGTTGTATGTACATAGAATAGTGGCAGAAACATTTATTGAAAATCCAAATGATTTACCACAAGTTGATCATATAAATGGTGATAAATTAGATAATAGAGTTGAAAATTTAAGATGGGTAAGTGTATCACAAAATTGTTGGTCGTTTGGTTACAAAAACAGAATAGAAAATCGAAAAAAGAAAATAATTGCAGAAAAAAATGGGAAAACAATTATATTTAATTCAAGAAATGAAGCAGCTGAATTCTTTGAATGTCATAAATCACAAATTAAATATAATTGGAGATATAAAAAAGGTAATAAAAAAGGATGGTTATTAAAATTGGTTAAAGATATAGTCTAGTCCCTATTAAAATATCACGAAAGTGAGGGTGTTAATTA